TTTTTTTGTTATTCCATAGCCCTTAGTAGGTCTAAAATGTTCGCTGCCATTTCACTGGCAGATCGAAACATAAGACTCGTGTTTGGATTCACCCTCGCATACTTAGCGGTCTTCATCATAAATTCATGCGTGAGCTTACAGAATTCATCAATAGACCCTTCTCTTCGAGGGTAAATCTGTTCGGCGATAAAATCTCTGAGCTCGTCGACAGCCCATTGTGAGTAACTCGCTTTTTTATAATCTTCAGTCCATTTACCAAACAAAGGCGGCAGCCAAGCGTCCATGCGGTACATGTCATACAAGATTAAATCAAGCTGATCGATGCTCATGTCTTTTCTCCTTGTATTATAGAGTAGTAGTTATTAGAGCCCCTCTCCAAGGGCTGCTGTGGAATAGTTAGTCTTTCATGCGAAAATAAAAAGCAAGAGAGACTGTATCGGATTCGAACCGACGACCTCCACGGAAGTGTGGCGCTCTACCAACTGAGCTAACCCGTTTCTCATAATAAGACTTGTAAATTTCGCGCGGCAAAAGAAAAGAGCCGTTGTTAGCAGCTCCTTTCAGATTTTACAAACCAATACTTTTCAGGATTTTAGTAAGTTCATCTTTCTCAAGATCGGCATCTATATCCAGATGAACATGCGTCTTTCCGTCAACGACTGTGGCTTTTACCTCATTCAAATTCAGTTTTACATCATAACCAAATTTCTTTCGGATTGCCAAACTCGCCAATTTCGAGATAATGCTCGTAGTGAATTTAGAACCAATTTTCATTTCGTCCATGCTCCTTTTACTCCTTTCGAATAGCATCGTTTTCCACAATAGGGGTTGTAATTTTGGCGAAAAGAAAAGAGCCGTTGTTGGCGGCTCAATCCTCAATAAATCCAGTTTTCTTTTGCAAAGAACAACGGTATTGCGATAAACGCAAAGAATACTAATGCTGTTGCATCTTTGTCGATAAGTACCGGTAAGTACCCACAAATAAGTAATACTACAGCATATAGCTTGTTCTTTAGTGTTTTCATAATCCATGTCTCCCTTCAAAATTCAATAGTTTTTCATAAAGGGAGATGCGTTTTTTGCGCTTAGATATCCCGTCTATCGAATACGGTTTCCCATCGTTCTTTCTGAATAGGCTTCATTTTTAATGCCCACATAATTTGGCGAACCGTTACAGTAGGGTATAGTCCGTCCGTACAAGTCCCAGCCCTCATTTCAAAGTATTCTCGAAAATCAGGGTGCAAATATAAAGCGTCAGTAATCCAAGGGTCAACTTCGCTCCACCATGTACTTTTCGTCTCGGAGTCAAATCGTTGCTGAATTACTGCTAAACCTCTTTCTTCAATTCTGTAGAGAGTGCAGCTATTGTAAACCGGATGCTCACAAATATAACGCTCGCCATACAAGGTCAAGTAAATTTCCGGTTTGTCAAAATGGTATCGCATATCCATCACCTATAAAAAGAAAAGAGAAAGAGCCCTCGTCAGGACTCCTTCCCCTTTGCTAATAGTCTTAATTAGTCGTCGCAGATCTGATCTCTGGTCGGATATAGAGCATCATATTCTTCATCGTTCTCCATACCGTAATGCTCTAAATCGACGGAGTGACCGCAAGCCGGGCATACTAAAGTATCTTCCCACTCGTCTTCAAATTCCATAAGGCCTCCGCATTCACTGCAAATATACCGTCCAGTAAGTAAACCGTCTCTCTGCGCGTCGTTAAAAAAGCTCATTGCAAATTACCTCCTTGATATTGTGTGGCACTATTAAGTATAGCGGCCATCAGTATTTTATCAAGAGATAAAAAGCACTTTTACATCTCTCACAATAGCCCTTGTAAATTTCGAGCAGGAGAAAAACGAAGAGAACGTGTTGTATGCACGAACTCTCCGCTTTTGGAACCGGTTTATTTCTTAGTCGGTCTGAATCGACTGAATAAACCTCTGAATGTCTGAGAGGTGAAAGTTCCGTCCTGTTCGAACTTAAAACCTCGTCTCATCCAAACGCCGTAGAACATCAACGGCAGCACCAGCTCAGCGGCAGCCATACCAAATCTGAAGTATCGATCTTTGACAGACTCTGCCATTTGAGCCGTCTTGGACTCTTGATCGATTTCACGATTCTCGATCTTGTCCAGACGCTCATAGGTGTTCTTGTCCTCTTCGAGCTTCAGTTTGTACAGCTTCGTCAAGCTATCCACTGCTGTGGTATGCTCCTGACTTCCGGATTCGAGAGATCCCAAGCGTTTAATTTCGGCTTTGATCTCCTCTTCCAACAAACTTCTGTTTTCTTCACCCATATTCGTTTCTCCTTTCGTTTTAATAGGGTTCCATAAAAGGAAGTGTTATTTGTGCGGAATAAAGTCTTCATGCTTCACTTCTAATAGGACAGTTCTTTGAGCTATAATTTCATTAACGCTCTTTTTCAGTTCAAGAAAAAGATAGGGTCCGTCCGGATCAGACTTGTCAATACGCAAAAAACCAACTGGATGCTTTCGGCGAATGATAGATGAGACGGCAAACCCAATCATAATTCCGATAACTACATAGACAACTTCCACGGTGATCTCCTTTCAAATTGTTTTTCAAAAATTTCAACCCGGGGATTTTTCCAGATACTAATTTAACACATATACCTGTCACCTCCATCCGGGTTTTAATCTAAGTTAGAAAAAAGAAAGAGCCAATGCTATAGTGCATCAGCTCTCACTTCTCCATAAAGGACACTGTTATTCTTGCGAACCCTCGTAGACGATCTTCTTCCGTAAGTCAGACCAGGTTATATATCGGTCTTTACGGCATACGGGGCAATAGAACTTGCTTACTTTGCCTCCGATGTCTGTCAGCTCACTGCTGTCGGCTTCAAGCCTACTCTGGCAATTCGGGCAGTTGAAGCGATAGACTTTTTTCACTGCAATATCTACAATCTTCATTACTGTCTCTCCTTACTAAGCAGCCAGAAAAACCGTCTGTACAAGTCGTAATAAACATCCTTGCAACATGGGATGCCGGTTCTGGCTTTCAAATGGTCGTATGAAATACCCTCCGTTATAGCTTCCAAAATATAACATGAAAGCTCTTCGTCCGTTTCTTTTGCAACCTGTTCCACCATCTTCATACGGTCGGCATAGTACAGCCTCTCACCAATATGCTTGGTAACGGGATCACTAACAACATTCGTTTTACAGGGCGGAACTAATTGCGGCCATGAACCCGGATAGTCTATCAACGAATTGTACGCATGACGCCATAGCGGATACTGTAAGCAGAAATGCTTCAATTCGTAATAGCGGTGTTTCTCGATCCAGTAACGATTAGTTTCGGAAAGTTCCGGTCGTATCAATGTACTCATACGCGTTCACCCCTCCATATATAGCCGGTCTCCTGCCAGAGGAGCTTAGGCGAAATATAAAAGTTGATGCGTCCATACTTAGAGTTCATTTCCTCTAAATTCGTAACGAGTTTTCCACTCCGAGTAGCTTTTCCGATCGGTAGCCACCCAGATACGATGCCGGCTCGAATCCAGGATGCGTCTTTCCCGTAGACTCGTGCTGCAACTGCCACCGGGACAGACCCAGATGCAAATATAATTTCTTCCATTGGCGTTTGCCTCCTTTCAACCGCTATTTTAGGTTAGGAACGGCTTTTAGTAAAAACAACCTCGGTGGAAACAAGCGCCAGCGAATCATCGTCATTTCACAAGGATAATCTTCAAAACCCAAAGTCTCACAAGTAATAAGACCTTCAAGCACGCCGATAATAATATCTGCTTCATACTGTTTATACGGAAATATAAAGTCAGGAAGCTCCCGATGAACTGCATGACATTTACAGCACCGAAGTCTTCTGATAGCTACCCATTTTTTGTTGCCGAATTTCGTCCGTACCAATCTTTGAACATGATCGTAGTATTTAAGCTGCCCTCCGCACTTTGGGCAGATTGATTGGTTATCACTAATCATATATGCTTTCTCTTTTCTCTGATTAAAAAGTTTGAATGTAGGAGTTGACATTCCTACACTTATGATATATGATTACTAATAGCAAATCAATGGGGAAGGTGATAATAGTGTTGATGAAATGCCCTGAATGCGAATTACAAGTAAGCGACAAAGCAATTTCTTGTCCTCACTGTGGATTTCCATTGCAACCAAATATAAAACCGAGAAAACCTCGGAATAAGAATAACAAACGCCGTAGACTGCCAAATGGTTTCGGGCAGATCAGTGAGATCAAGAATCGGAATCTCCGCAACCCTTTCAGGGCGATGGTGAGCGTAGGAAAAGCAGAAAACGGACGGCCGATATGCAAACCTCTAAAGCCGGAATCCTATTTTCCTACCTATAATGACGCCTATGCCGCTCTTGTGGAATATAACAAGAACCCATATGATCTCGAGCCGTCTCTCACCGTCAAAGAATTGTACGAACGGTGGAAACCGGAATACTTGAAAACTCTGAAGAATGAAGCGAGCGGCAGAGCAGTAGAATCCGCCTGGGGATATTGTTCGTCCGTGTACAGCATGAGAGTGATTGATGTCCGAGCACGTCATATAAAAGGCTGTATGGAAGAAGGGATATCCGTAGTACGAGGAAAAGAACAAACCCCGAGCGCATCAATGAAGAACAAGATTAAGTCACTGTTCAACTTAATGCTCGATTATGCCTTGGAATATGAACTGGTAGACCGCAACTATTCGAGAACGTTCAATCTAACCGAGGAAACCATCAAAGAAATCGTAACGGTAAAGAAAGAGCACATACCGTTTACACAAGAAGAGATGGATTTGCTCTGGCAGCATGTAGATGATAAAATGTATGTAGACGTTATCTTGATTCAGTGCTATTCCGGATGGAGGCCACAGGAAATTGGTTTGCTGGAGTTGAAAGACGTGGATCTTGAAAATGGCACATTCAGCGGAGGAATGAAAACCGATGCAGGTACTAACCGTGTTGTACCTATCCACTCAAAAATAAGACACTTGGTAGAACGGCACTATAAAGAGGCTCAGGAAATAGGAAGCATATATCTGTTCAATTACGCCAATCCAAGCAGCAGGGTCAAGAATACGGCTTTGACCTACAACAGATATCAAAAGGCTTTTGGGATGATTCGGGACGAACTGAAACTTAATCCGGAGCATAGACCACATGACGGACGCAAACACTTTGTTACCATGGCTAAAAAATACGGCGTTGATGAATACGCTATTAAGTATATGGTAGGGCATAAGATCTCTGATATAACTGAAAAGGTTTATACACAGAGAGAATTCGAATGGCTAAAAGACGAAATAGAAAAAATAAAATAGCTTGTAATTTTTGCCTATAACAAAGAAAAAGCCTCCTCGCAGCAGGACGCCGGTTAAGGCATCCGATACCACAAGGAGGCTCTCTTTTGTATAGGAATAAGTGTATAGGAGTAATGCAGGAATAATAGATGAATTACCTACATTTCTCGGCTTTTTCTCACATCTAACTGCTCTTAAAACCGCGTATTTACTGGGCTTTAGCAGTGGGTAAATTAAGGTAAGTTTCTATTATAGAAGCAAAATATCCCGTAATTACTGGCTTTTTGAGCCAAAGTGTAGGAATAATGCAGAAATAACCTACACGCAACGGCTTCAAATTGCATCTTATTTCCCATAAACCACGGTCGAAGTGATGTCCTTCCCATCTGCGGAAAAGACCTTTGTAAGACGGGCAAGCTCCTTACCAGCAGCATCCGTAAGAACCGCTTCCATGTTAAGCATGTTATTCGAAAACTTCTTAACAAGCTTCTGTCCTTTAGAGTCGGTAGTAATAATCGTGCTGCTATTGTCAGAAAAAGACCTCACAGTACGACCAAGTTCATTCCCGTCCGGATCAGTTAGAACCGTGATACAGGTCAAAAAGTCATTTGAAAAAGTCTTAACCAGTGTTCGACCCTGTGAATCGATTGTGCTGATGATTGTACCATCGTCCGAAAAATGTTTATAGCCATCCGTTAAACCGGCTGTAAGAATTCGGTCAATTTCATCGTAATCATCGCCAATAAACTCACCGGTAATCATTGTACCATCGGCTTGATGAGCTGTAAATCCCTTTTTAAGAGTTTCTTTGCTGACGGTATCGGCGGTCAGATCGATTAGTGTCCGGCGATTGTAAACGACCTTATTTACAGCCATTTACTCTCACCCCGCAATCGTTACCGTCACTCCTCCAGCAGGATTATCTGCTTCCACATAAGGAATAGCTTCAACTTCTACCTGAGACAAACAGTTATACTCTGTATCAGGCAGAATCGTCTGCTTCGCGGTGGACGGTGTAACTGTCTTAGCCTGTGGTTTCATGTTTTCCGAGCCGGACATTGTACCCTCAACGCCGAGGATAGTTACGCCCTCTCGAATATTGTTGGCAATCAGCTTGCCTTTTTCAGTTGCGTCGATTCCCACTTTACCGCTGCCATCGTGGAAACCCTGAGGAATTGTAACTTCCTCGTCTCTGGTGGTGATCTTCTTAGTAACGGCACCATTGTTTTTCATTGTGCCAGTTAGTTTATTGCCACTTACATACGCAGTCTTTCCAAACAAGATTTCAGCAGCGACAGCGGTGGCATCCGTAGAATCAACATCAAATGTGCAAGCACCTTCAATTTGAGCTCCACTCTTGTCGTGAGCTTTAGATCCTTTGAGAAGTTTACTGGGGTCTACGGTGTCGCCAGTAAGGTCGATGAGAACACGACCGCCATAAATAACCTTATTAACGTTTTGGTTAGGCATTTTGATTAACCTCCTATGCAATATAAACCGTAACCCCATCATAGTTGTTACTGGTTTCGAAATATGGGACTTTTTGAACAACAATATCTTTCTTAAGCACTTTATTGGCTGTTGGCAAGACCTGAGTGTTAAAAGCGTTCGGCACCACTTCATATTCTCCAGAATAAGCATTAAAATCTATCACAGCAGACAACTTGCCAGACAAACTTCCAAAGCAAGTTAATTTACCAGATAATGTGCATAGTCCAGAGATATGACCAGTAAGGCACTCAAACGCTTTTATGCTACTCATGTCAATGCACCTCTTCCGTTAGCTTAAGAATTGCTTTTGTGATGAAAGTATCAACTTCTCCTGTGGCCTTCGTTAATTCAATGTCGTAGACGTACTTTCCGAAGGGAAGATGTTTTGTATCTTCCGGATTGAGGGTCAAGATCATCGTGTCAATCGGAATCTCCTTGATAAGAAGAGGAGTTTCATCATTATAGTCATTCTTCATGGCAAATCGAATACGATCACCATTCATTGGAATATACTGATTGTCATTTAGATCAGTAATCGTAATAAGCGCCGAAAAAGTATCACCCCGAGTCAAAGTAATCATTGTGCCAGAAACAGAATAACTCATAATCTCACCTCCAATTCAAGCATTGTAAGTTGATTTATGAATCGCAAGTTGGTCAACTTCTGTCATGATTCGCTTAGCCGAACCGTTACCGCCTAATTTTTCATAAGGCTTGTACAAGTATTCATACAGATTCTCATACTCGTCCTGTGTAATGTAGCCCCTCTCGATGTAGGCCATACCGAGATAGATAATGCGATCATGAGCCAAACCAACGAGCATTTGCGTTTCAAGATTGTTGTGCTTATTCTCAGCAGCTTTTCGTTTGCTTCGCTCTTGGATATATGCCCAAAATCCAGAAGAAGCAAGTATCGTCCCCAAAATGGTTAATAGCGTTTGCAGCCAGGGTTCCATTTCCATGTATCATCCTCCTTGAAGTCATAAATGAATTAAGAAGCTTGTAGGAAATATCACCCCAAACCTCTTTTAATTAGGCGAGGGAGCCCACCGCAAAGTAGACTCCCTGCCAATTTCGGTTAATCCACAGGATTACCATTTTCGTCAAGACCGAGAGCTTCCAGATCAGCCTTGACAGCAGCCTTGAACTTCGCCGGAACCTGATTAAAGGTCCGACGACCTGCGATGATGAGTGCGACATACAGTGCTACCATGTTGTTACCTCCTATCAAAATTTTGGATAAAATATAAAACATGGTTACTCCTCCTCAGCGATAAGATCGCCGTTGGTATCGTAGCCATATTCTAACAATTTTGCCTCGACATCTGCCTTAAATTTCTCAGGCACCTGGTCGAAGGTTCTTCGCTTATTGATGATAAGCGTGGCATAAAGATTGACCATTTTTGCTACCTCCTCATTAAGGAATCATTGCTGCGACGGTGTCATACAGATCAGCAATTGCTTCCATGATGGCAAGCTGCTGGGAATCACCAGTTTCCTGACCTGCCATGAGCTGAACAATGTTGTCTGAATCATTCGTACCTTTAATGGCGTTTTCAGCCATAAGCAGATTGGTGTATTCATTGAACTCCTGAGGGGTTAGCGCCGCTTCCTGATAAGTCCAGTAAGTGGTTTTATCGCCCTGTTCGGAAGTTCGTGCGATACTCGTAATTTCCTTGCGGAGATATACGGTTCCAACAGTAACCTCAAGTGCAGTCGGCTGGACTGTGCTCTCGGCGTACTTGTAATTCAACTCCATGCGACTTTCCTCCTTTCGCAGTGTAAAGACTGACGAGTTTTTGATATACCCGCTTCTCATCGTTTTTGTCATATCGTGAAACCTTTCGCTTCAATTGCTGAAAGCTGACACATGGTTTTATCCACTTCCGATACATCAAATAGGTATCGGTGCAGTCGATCCACCCAAGATAAGACAACATTTGACGAGCATCAAGTATGGTTGCTTTCTCCTTTTTGGAGATTTTGCGAGCTTTTCTCGTGGCCTTGTACATAATGGATTTTCGAAGAATCGTTCGATTACGATAAAAGCGAAAGCCCATGAAGTCCAGGTCACGCCCCTGGTTGTTGCCATAGGAAAAGCGAAAGACTTGCCGATTCGCTTTAAGTTCCAAGCCAAGCTCCATTTCCAGATAATCGGAAATTGCTTGCCTCATGCGGTGCAAAACCCTCTTGTTGCTTCCGAAAACGACCATGTCATCCATGTAGCGCATATAGTGCACGGCACAGAGCTGCTCCTTGATGAAATGATCTAAACCCTGCAAATACCAGTTAGAAAGCCATTGAGAAGTATAAAAGCCAAGTGGAATACCAACCTCTGTGACATCAATAATGCGAAATAGTAAATCCAGCATCTTTTCATCATGAACGGTCTTCTTCAACTTGGCTTTCAAACGATCGTGTGGAATAGTATCGAAGAAATGACGAATATCCATTTTGAGGACATACTTACAATTCTTCTATGGGCACCTCTGCCCGGAAGACTGGCATAGCTGTGTTCGTACATTCCCTTGCAGAACATCGGCTTCATGGCATTTACGATGCAATGCTGAACAAGCAGCTCTTCCATCGTAGGGACAATAATAGTGCGCTCCTTGCGAGTAATCCCATCATAAATGTAAACCGGCACATGCTCGGCGTTTTCGTAGTTGACTATCCAGTCTAAGGATTGTTCAACTGCGGCATCGTCAGACATGTGCCGGTGTTTCATGATTTTACGGAATCTCTTGCTGTGCTTTGCTTGAGACAGAGCGTACCGTCGGTTCGTTTCGGATATTGTTTTTTCGTACAAGTGGTTATAGGATTTCATGTTCTCTCTTATCCTCTCATCCGCTTTCGACTTATTCTCAGCTACTCACAGATGCTTGCACCGAGTTAATTTTCACCAAGTGGTGAGGAAGAGATGCGGATATCTCTTGCCATTTTGAAATGGCGGCATACACTGCATTATAGAGAGCTTCTTATGGATAAGATAGAGCCGCGCCATTGTTCGAGTTCGAATTGGACGCCGTATTGTTCAGATTAGCGTAGAAAGGACCGACCATCAGGTCATTGTTCCAGTAGCCGCCGACATACGCGCTGGGCGCAGTGTATACCCCTAATATTTAATTGTTTTCGTTTACCCGGCGAACCTAAGGTTCTCCCGTCCTCTCCTCGCTGCTTACGCAGCAGCAAGCGGTTTACAAGAGAGAGCCGCGCCAATGGCCGAGTACGAATAGGACGCCGCATTGCTCAGATGAGCGTAGAAAGGACCGACCAACAGGTCATTGGCCCAGGAGCCGCCGACAGACGCGTAATTGACCTGGTTGTTATTGTACCACATGCCGTCAGCCTCATAAGTGCTGCTCGAACCGCTTGCCGTAACAGGCAACCGTCCGAATGCTTCCGTCTTCATGCTGCTGATGTAGCCGCCGGAGCTGCCAGCCGGAGTAGCATTTGCGATCGTCTTATAACCGTTTCCGTCTGTGTTGTAGTCGGTTACAGTAGAACCATCGTGAGTACCACGAGTCAGCTTGACCTTCTGAGTTCCATTGGCATTGATCCAGCCGGCGGTACGACGCCACAGGTTACCCCAGACATTCTCCATACCGAAGACCTTCACACCGGAGGTCTGGTCGTTGGAACCCCAGAACATACCCTTAGTATTCATCGTACCCGGAGCAATAGCATTGCTGTTGGAACTCTTGCACCGTCCGTAGCCGAATGCAGTCTGGCACTCAGTAGAACGAGCCATCATAACCAACAGATCCTGAAGCAGCAGTCTGTCAGCCAGCACTTCGGTGTACCAGTCATTACCGTTTGCCTTTGCATAGGTAATTTCATTAGCTGCCGTGGTATTTACGCTGTTAGCTGCACCACTGATAGAACGAAGCTTTCCGGAAACCAGAGAACCGAAATAGATGGGGGTATAGAAATGATCGATCTGGTTGTTATTACGGTCATAGTTGCACCAGCAATCCCAAGTATCGTCCTGAGGAGTATCGGAGCAGCGGAAATGGTAAACACCATTAGACTCCCACCGCTTCGTGTAGATCTTTGGCCATTCCATCATGGCGTTGCCGCCGAAAGAAGTATCCGTAACCTTGGATGTGGTGCCGTTGACCTTCTTGGTATAGTCGTTAGGATTGAGATAGTGATCGACAACGCCTGCATAAGTCAGCATACAAGGACGAGGCATGAACTTTTCGCCCGGGTCGAACGCCCAACCACCACAGTTGAACTTGCCGGTGCTGAAATTCATAGCCGCCGGAGTAAATGCCGCATTATCCACATCAGAAGGATAAGTTACTCGTCCGGTGGGGCTGGAAGTCGCCTTGACCAGGTCATAGCCGAACAGATAGTCTCTCTTCTTCGGCGTTACGCTGGTTCTGTTTGCCTCGCTGCGATTATAGGCACCGGTACTGGTGTAAGGGAATGCGGAATAGTAATACACCACTCCGACTGTCACATTGGTATCCGTATAAGTGCCGTTGGCGGTGATGTTCTTGAACAGTTCACCCTCAGTCTCGCTGGTAGGATAACCGGTCGTGCTCCTACGGATAACTGCACCTGCAACGCCACTCGGAAGCTTCGCCGTAATTTCTACCTTAACGGTATCAGACGCCGAGACATACACCGACTTAGCGGAAAACTCCTGCATCGGCTCCGGTTCATTAACAACTACACGGTTAGCCTTATTCCGATTATACACACCTTGCGTGGTATAAGGGAATGCCGCATAGTAATAGGTTCCGGTAGAAGAGACATCACGATCCGGGAAAGTTGTAGATGCTTTAATATTGGCGACAAGATCGCCATCGAATTCATCCTTCGGATAGTCAGTCGTCTTCCTCCGGATAATTGCACCCTCCACGGTGCAGAGCGTCTGGTTATTCACGACCGTGTCGTTGGGAAGTGTAGCTGTAATTATCACGCCTCCATACTGAGCAACAAACGCAGCGCTGAATACCAGCATATTGGACGGCTCAATGCCGCCGAAGAAGTGTCGGTTTTTACCGAAAATCAGATCTTCTTCTGCCATTTTGATTGTTCTCCTTTCGCTTTAAGAATAAGTTACAACGGTACTGATAAGTTTGCCGTTGGAGTCAAAAGTTTTGACGGCTCTCGCCACTTCTGCCCCTGCTGCGCTTTTCAGCACATTTGTCATGGTCAGGAATCCATCAGAGAAAGTCTTCGTCAGTGTTCTACCATCACTCGCAGTCGAAGTGATGGTAGAACCATCATCTGAAAACTCCTTAGTTCCATCTTCAAAACCAACCAGCAAAATGCGTTTAACTTCTTCCTTGTCGATTTCAAGTTGCAGATTGCCGGCGACATCACCGCTGAGCTGGTCTTTCATCTGATTATACCAGGCAAGAAAATCAGCCTGCTCAGATGCGATCCACTGGTCAAGAACGGCCTGCTCCTGTTGAAGGTCAGCTTTCATGTTATTGAACCAAGTCGTGAAATCGCTTTCCTCTTGAGCAATCCAGTCATCGACCTCCTGAGATCGTGCATCGGTAAACCGATCAAGTTCGTCCTGCCATTTGCCAAGTAGCTCATCCAGACTGATCGTCTGAAGAATGCCGGTCACAAACGGCGTAGACTCTGTGCCGACCATAGGGGTAATGTCAGCTTGGTTAATGACCGCAGTGCCGTATTTTCTGTAAATATAACAGAGAGGGTACTGATGGACATTTCCCTCGTTTGTCAAAGTCGGTCTCGACGGTGCGCTGGACGGATTGCCCTTGACAAATTTGATAGTGTTCTCACGCACTGATTCCATTCCGTTTACTTCCAGAACCACGGCATCGATACGATCGAGAAGCACTTCTGCTTCCGGAGCAGTCATCGGCAGGATGCTGTCGTTGACTGTCCATGTATGGTCGAACCAGGCTTTACCGATACCGACATTCACGGTAAGACCGCCTGCCGCCTTCACAGCAAAAGCGGTTCCGATAGAAGCAAATACACCATCGATGATAAGCCCGTCAAAGATTGCCGACATCTGTGCGGCATTGTATTTGCGGTCACCGTTAAGTGAATTGAAAAATCCGCTTGATACGCTCATTCAGTTTCTCCCTCCTTACTTTGAAATAGTTTTGAAGGTCGGATAAATTGACAATCCTTCCTCACTGTTTGAGATGACCAGCTCTGAAATGTAAGCTGATCCCTCATTGCCATATTCATTGGCGATTTGAACGATGTCTCCGATAAAGAAGTCCTCGCCGTATTTGAAAAGTCGAGTAACTTCAACTTCTCCTTCGAATGCAGTGGTTACAATATGGTCTGCCAGATTCTTCAAACCTTTTGTCTGAAGCTGTGCCATGTATTCTGCATCGGATAGTGTTCCACCCTCAGTGTCAGATGAAATATCGCGAGCATCTGTAAAAAGCTCACGCCGGTCAAGTCCAGATGCTGAGCCAACAATAGCGGTTCGCCTTGATGCTCCTTCACCTTCTCCTGCGACCAGAGTCACATTTCGAAAACTCGCTTTGGATGAATAATAGTTGCTGTTGATGATGTTCTCAA